TTGAATTTCTTTTTACTCATAAGTTAAAGTATTACCCGCTGTACTAGTAAGTCCAGATAACATTGGGGTCTTTGTCGGGGTCGCTATCACAGTGGATAAATGTGTTTCCGATTCCAAACCTATTGAAACCTGCTTTTTGCAAGGAGCTAATGATAATACTTCTGCTTCTTGAGTCTGTACAATGTAAATCAACGGCATATCCAAACAGATGGCTGCTTTGTTCTTTACCTCCAACGTAGGCATTATGGCTCTTACTTCTGAATCCTGAGTTAATGATAAAAGGCATACCAGCGATACCACGAGCATCATCAAGCATAGACAAGAAGCTCTCATCCATATACTTTCCAGAACCTTGCTCATCTGGTGAATCAAATTCAGATAATTCAAAGTGTAACATTATTTTCTATCTTTAAGTGAATCAAATACTGTAGACCCGAATATAGTTATGTTGTCAATTAAGTTGCTTTGTAGATTGATTAACATAGCTTCTACGTCATCCTTTTGCTTAACCAACACTTCTATGTGTTTAGCCTGAGAATCTACCTTAGACTGTAAGCTAGCTACCTCTTCTGGATTGCGTCCTATAAGAGCATAAATAACTACAGATAAACTTCCAACTATCATACCTGTAATAGATACAAAAATGTCTTTGTTGTCTGCTGGTATAGAATTGTTTGCTAGATAAAGTAGTAATAAAATTACCATTAGGAATATTCCAGCCGCACCGCAGTAATGTATAATGTCCTTTTTCTTCATATTTTTGTTTTAGTGTATAATTGTTCAGCTCTTCCTAAGTAGCCTACATTATGAAACGCAGCTTCTACATCTAAGGCTTCTCTTTTTGTTTTGTATTTGTTTATAATCTCTACGTCTTCTACGTGCTTACCATTAAATCTGTGACTGTTCATTCTATCTGTAAAACGACTGGTCATACCAATGTAATTTTCTTTATGAAGGTAGTACACAGTATATAGACCATCTTTCCTAGACGCTCTATAGACCTTTCTTTTTTCAGACATTACTTCTTTGTTAGCTTCATTGTAAGCTTTTACCTTATCCTTGTTCTCTTTATACCATTTAGAGAACTGTGCAGCTTTCTTTTTCTTATTAGCTAAATAATAATTCTTGTCGTATAACTTTTTTTCTTCTTTTGTCATAGTGCAATATACAACTTTTTATTTATTGAATTGTTTGTATATGTTAACCGCTGTGTAAATTATTGTTAGAACCAATACTATCGTTTGAAGCATAGGGTTAAACTCATTTACAATACTAAAAAGCATCGCTCCAATATTCAACCCGTATATCTTCAAATCTTGCATTATCTACCTTCGCAGTATAAATTATCAATTTCAGTTTGTGTTAAAACTATATCGTAAAGTCTAACCTTGCTTATACTTCCATCAGATGTAATCCTATTAGTTGCCCTTAGTGAACCAATTTCTGCGATTGGAGTACCTGCATAAGAAGGGTAAGCTATCCAAGAGGTGTTATTTCCACTACCAGAGTTTGAATAAGATACTGTTTTACTAACTCCATCTAAATAAATTTCAACACCTGTGGCAGTTAATTGAGCTACTATATGATGCCAATCAGTATCTGAAACCATAGTTGCTTCCTTAAAACTGGCATTGGAATTAGACCCATCTCTAACCTCAATTAGAACCTTATTAATTGCTCCCGCATAAACAAAATAGAATAAATCCGCTTGGGATGAAGAACTTGAAACACTAAAGGGAAAAACAGAAGAAGTTGTTGTGTCTGCTTTAACCCAAGCACTTATACTTTTTATGGTATTACTTCTGTTAAATGGAGCGCCAGTAGGAAGTCTAAAATAATCCCCTGATTGAACTTCAAAGTACCCTGCATTATTCCAAGTAGCACCATTATTAGTCGCATTATACCCATTAGCAGTTAAATCAAACCAAGTTGAGCCTGTACCAGGATAAGAATTTGTATCACTAGCATCTAGAAAAAGTTGTAAACCTGTTGTTGAAGGCTCATCACAACTTGAGGAACTAAAAAACCTTTCGTTTAATCCCATTTATATAAAGTTTGGAAGTGAATAATCTGCTACGTATGCTTTTGTTGTTTTACCGTTTATAGCCTCTTCTTTTGTTGCACAGTTTGTTCTTAAGGCTGCTCTTGCGGTTAAAATGTCTGAATCAGTAGTATTACCAAGTTCTTTGTCTCTAATGATAATCCAATCTGTTTTAGCTAATTCCCGACCATAGATAGCTTTTAAGTCTTCTATCTTTTGAGCTTTCATTTCTGCTAGTGATTGACTGAACTCTTTATTTTCAACTGGATAAACAAAAACGCTGTATTGTGCACTCCATTCAATTGCTCCTAATTTTTGGCTATTTTTGATTACTGGAGTAACTACATCATAAAGTCCAAACGATTCAAGTTCGCTATCTGATAGTGTATCAAATCCACCGATAACTTTATCTAATCTCTTAGGTACTTTACTAAACGTTTTTATTGTTCCGTTCTCTAATTGTCTTGCTTTCATAATTTATTTTTTAGCTTGGTGTTGTATCACTTACATAAGCACTAACTGCATAATTAAAAACAGCATTTGCTGAATCGTCTACACATTGAACTTGTATTAGGTTTGTTGAAGCTCCTGCATAATCTACGCCTCCACATTTATTAAAGGTTTCACTTGTAGCAGCATCTGAATCAAAAGTTATTGAATGCGCTCCAGTAAGGTTATAGATATCTATTGTTTGACCTACCTTATAGTTAGTAAAATCAAATTCAATGTTTCCTGTTAAAGAGCCACTCATTACAAAGATAGCACCCGTAGACCAGTCTAAACTATAAGCACCTGTTAAGGTTGTAACTGAAACCGCTTCCGTATATCTGTCTTCTAGTTTATCGTGACTTACAGCACCATTTGATATCTTAACTGTAGTAACAGCGTCTGTAGCAAGTCTATCTGCAACTACCGCACCGTTAGTAATAGTAAGAGCACCAGAACCTGTAACTTCTCCAGTATGCGTTGCATTGGTTAATTTAGAATTGTTATCTGAAATGTCAGTAGCTTGCTGTGCAGTAATCGTTGTAGTGTCTCCTGCTAAAGCTGTTGAATTAGAAGTACCCAATACAAGTAATGACGTATCTCCCGCTAAAGCAGTACCACTTGAAGTACCTATTTGTAATAAAGCAGTGTCTCCTACTAAAGCTGTTGTACTAGAAGTACCAAAGCCCGGAAATGAAGTCTTAGCGTTATTGTCTACAATCTCTCCAGCTTGTGCTGTTGTGATTCCTACTTTAAGTGTGTTAGCTGCAATCTCTGAAGCCTGTCCAGAAGTAATGCCTGTTTTAGCTGTGTTAGCTGCAACATCTGTATTTGCACTTACTCTTGCTTCTGTGTAGTATAAATTAGTATCTTCCGCTACGTCAGCTGTATCTAAAACTACAACACCAACTGCACCATTCACAGAAGTTACAGCACCAGTTACATCGTCAGATGCAATAGTGAAATTAGGATAAGTACCAGTAATTGTTACATTTGTTCCTTCAGTTAAAACAACTGTTTGGTCTGTAAGTTTACCATTGTTAGTTACAATGTCTGCGGCTTGTTGAGTAGTAATCCCAACCTTACCTGTGTTTACAGTTATTTCGTCTTGTACCGTAGTAGCAAGAGCAACCTCATCTGCTGTAACAGTAATACCTGTACCAGCAACTACATTTAAAGTAACATCGCCTCCAGTACCTCCGCCTGTTAAACCAGCTCCTGCTTCAACTCCTGTAATGTCTCCCGTTACTCCTGTTGCCCAAGAGAAAGTTCCATCTGCATTTGAAGTAAGAATTTGACCAGCAGCACCGTCTCCAGTTACTTTTAGTTCGTCCGCTCCTACAATGTTATCATTAAGCATATCTTCTGTTACGAAGTTAGCTCCATAGATTTCATCGTTGTTTTGATTTAGTTTATCAAAGGCAGTTCTTAGTTGGTCTCCTGTACCATCGTTTGCCGTACTACCAATATTTACCGTTCTTTTAGCCATTTTATTTTATTTAAAGTTGTGTTGCGTCTGCTGTGTATGCTGTTGTATCTGTTCTTATGTTTGTGTTGTCTGCTGAAAATCCTAATACTCCTACCCAGCATTCAGGTGCTGAAAATTGTGGAATATCATCCGTTGTATTAAACGTATCTCCAAAAGTAGTTGAGCAGTATACTATGCCCCAGTTAATGCTATTTGCCATACTTATACAATAATTTATTCTCTATTTTGTTATCTATGTTATTTAGATAATTAGTTAGTTTAATTACATTATCTTGTTTAGGCTTATAAGTGCCTACTTTCTTTCTTTTCATAATTTACTAGAGCACCCAACCTGAGAAGCTTGAATCGTAAGATGGGTTAATGTCATCGTTTGTATTAGTTCTGTATTCTGGAAATAATGTATTGTTAAAACTCATATAAGAAATAAACCTTTCTGTGTAGTATTGTGCTAAATCCCGTTCTTTCTCAACTAAGTAATCTACTTCGTCTTTTGATACGTTCTCAGCGTTCTCACTAGAATGCTTAAATACGCCCTTGTTAGCGATTGTATAAGCTGCAAAGGGTAAATACTCCACCATAGCCCAATGTATCAGCATAGGCTTTATATGGGCGTTCACAAGGCTTAAATAGTCTCCTGTTAAAGTACCCGCAATTATATCAGCTTGTATCTTCTCAAAAAGGTCTGTACCTAAATAATTTTGTATGTGTATATCTTGAGCGGTTTTAATCCATTGAATAAACGAATCCGTATCTACGTTACCATTCATTGCAGTAAATTTTACTATGTCTGCTCTTCCTATTAATAGTGCTTCTGCCATTTCTTATTTATTTACAAAACCGTTGTTAGGCATATCGGTTGGTCGTTTAGCCACATTTGATTCGTTCTTTTCAGGTGTAAAACCTTCTTTCTTTGCTTTGTTTACACTTACTTCTGCTTTTGGATTCTTTGCGTCTGGTGTAGTTCCTTTAGCCATATAAGTTTTCCTCATCCAGAAATGATGGCAGTCTCCTCCACCTTTAAATTCCCATATAGAATAAGTGTCAGCTCCATTTAATCCCCAACCTGCATTAACCGCTTGGTTACCCATTTGAATAATATCTTCTTTACGGTATATCTTTTTAGATGCAACCATCTTAGAACAAAACTCTCTACTATTTGCAGAAGCCTTTAAAGGTGCATATTGATAACGAACCTTAAATTTCATTCCTTCAGATTCACCATCTTGTTTACTCTTTGCATTTGGTCTTGCAGCTCCTGTAGAAGCTAAACCTATCATTTTATCTAGTGTTTCTTCTTGGTCGTAGTCTACTTGTCTTTCGTCTACTAATTCCCAGTTGTCTAAATCTTCTTCTTCTCCTAGTTCGTCTAGTAAGTCAAAAGCCTTTTCATCATTAAAAGAATACTTAGATAATTTAACACCTGTTTCTTCTTCTCTTGCTTCGTCTGTTATTGCATTATCTGTATCAATGAATTCTAGCGGTTGTAAGGTCTTGAAGTACAATTTTAGTGATATACCATTAAAAGCTAATATATCGTCAATACAGTCTATTAAAAGGTCTTGATACGGTCTTATAGTAACGTTATTAAATAACAAGGATGCTGTTTTGATTTCATCAGCGTTATTTCCTAGTCCAGCGTTACCTGTTCTTATTCCTAAAAGTAAAGGCGAAGTAATACGGTGAGCAACCATTAATTTGTTTGAGCATTCTGTAGATAGATACTCATAGTGCGCTGGTGCATCATTTAAAGGCACGTCGTCTATTGTAGTCTTACTTTCAGCGTTGTTATTAAAGGCAATGATTACCTTCTCTCCTCGGCTTCCTGTGAGCTTACGCATTACATCATTCTTAATGCTTAGTTGTTGGTCTTGGTCTGGCACTCCGTTGTTGAAGTTTACTACCTTAGTTCCACTAAAACCGTTAGTTACATCATTGATTAAATAGTCTGACACTTCTGATTCTAATTCTGCGTATGCTAAACCACCGATATAATCTGGAGGACAGTAGTAGTCCATTCCTGAAACGTATCTTTTAGCTATTTTAATTTCTGGTTCAGTACCATTACCAAATCCGAATGCTTTAATTATTTTAGGCTTGTCAGAAGGTTTAATATTAACCCAGTCTGGATGGTAGTAGTAAGCCTCTATTTGTCCTTCTTCGTTACATTTCTCTGCTCGTAATGTTTGTCTTGGAAAGTGTTCTGCTTTATATACTTTTTTGTCTTTGTATGTAACTTGAAAACTTGCTTCCCCTAATAGTTTTAAATCTAAAGAAACTTTTCTTAAACATTCATTAGAAAAGATAGAACGCATTGCAGCGTACTCTTCTGTTTTTGTACTACTATCTAAAGCATCTAAACCTTTACCGAATATCATAGAAGATACACCTCCAATAATAGCGTTGTTAGTTGTGCTGTCTGTAAATAATCTTATTAAGTAAGAATAGTAATCATTATCTGAGCCATAATTAACCCAGTCTTTCCTTTTATCTTCTGTAATCTCAGGCTTGTTATACGTTGATAAACTAATCACGTGAACACCACCTTGTTTTTGGTTTGTATTTCTTCCCATTATAATACTATAAAGTCGTTAGCTATTGTATTTTTTATATACTCGTTATCGTTTACACTATATGTAGTGATATTTTGATTAGTACAGAATATTTTATCTTTAAAGGTTACGTTGTTACCGTCCTTAATTTCTAGCATATACATTGTATTCTCTACTAATGTAAAAACGCTACTGTATTGAAAGTAATAATCCAAAGCTGTAAAGGTTGTAGCCGTAGAACTAAACACCTCTTTGTTGGTTGTTTCGTCTTTTATTGAAATAGTATATGTAGTTCCAGAAGTGTATTCTCTTGGTATAAAATTAAGAGTCTGGCTATCTGTTGAACTTTGTATTATCTGCATACTTATACAATAATAAAGTCTTGGTTTTGTTAAATATAAGGCATAAAAAAAGGGGCTAATCGCCCCTCTTGATATTAATGTAGTTCTAATTAAGAATTAGTACCAACTGTGATAGTTACCGTTGCAGAACTCATACCAGCGTATGGGTCAGCAGCCGTAGGACTAGCTACAAAGTTTGCTGGTTGCACCTCTTGACCTACAAAGGTAAGTGTATAACCAGAAAGGTCTGCCATTGCAGCACCAGTTACGATAGTACCGCCAGTTACCTCTGCTCCGTGCTCTAAGCCCATAATGAAGACGTTGCCGTTATAGTCTTCTACAGCTACGTGAGGACGGTCATAAGCAAGAAGTTTAATTTCCTTGTTATCTTCTTTTGATAGTTTCTTTAAAGTTAAGTTTAAAGTTTGCTCAAAGTAAGTTGTTCCGTTTTCACGTGAAGATGTAATAGCTTGTTCAAAGCTAGACCCACCTTTTAAATCATATTTGTATGCTACGAACGTACCGCTTAAATCAGTAATTTCGTCATCTACTTTTGTTACAGTACCTAAATCCCCAAAGTCAGTAAAGTAAACAGCTTTCAAGCCACCTACTACATCCTTACAAGGTTCCAATCTACCTTTTGTTAAATTACAAGCCATATTATTTTATATTAAAAAAGGGTAGGAAGTTGCCGACCTACCCTCTTTGATTAATTAATTGTAGATATTAAGAATAAAGAACAATCTCGCTTCCTAATCCGTACTGTACCGCTGCAGTATATCTCATCACTACACGTACATTCTGGCTCCCATCAATGTCAGCCATATCAATCACTTTGATTTCGTTTTGGTCGTTTAATAAACCAGTTCCGAAGAATAAGTTGCTTTTTTCAGCAGCTACCATAGTATTGTCAGGTAATCCATTTGCTACAGCGATTTTTACACCGTCAAAGCTAAGTCCACCACCGTTGTACCATTGAGTTCCTTTGTCATCTGTACCAGCACCGCCGATATTAGCTTGGAAGCCTCCTAATGCTCTTACGTAAGCTCTAGCTACGTTTTGAGATACGAAAATGTAAAGGTCTTCTGAAGTATAGATTGTAGAAGGAATTGCATCTACTACTAAGCCCATTTTATCAATAACGTTTGCTGCAGTTACTGCTGCTCCTGCACCTACGTCAGTTACATCAGCGTCAGCTAACATTAATTCTTTGAATCCTGCAATAGAGCCATTTGTTGCAGCTGTTCCATTCCAGATATCTTGCTCAGTCTTTTGTGCTACTTTAGCAGCAACGTGACCTAGTAAGAAGTCAGCGAATGAAGGAGCTAAATTATCGTGGGCGCTATATCCCATTGAAATTGCATCCCAATCTGAACGGAAATCTGCCTTACACAATTGTAAGTTAACTTGTAAAGATTTAGGCTCAATAGTTCTCTCAGTTAGAGTTAGAGTAGAAGTAGGGTCAAAGTCACATCCAGAGTTTTTTACAAGTCCGTCAGTAGATACTTTCTTAATTACTTCTTTAAATTTAATGTTTGGTTTTACAGTGATTAATCCGTTGTCCAAAGTTGACCCCGAGAGAAGAGCTGCCGAAATGTACTGTCCAGCGAATTCCCCGGCGTAAGTCGTTGTAATTGAGGTAGTTGTACTCATTTTGTTTTATTTTTTAATATTAGAGATTCTTTGTAGAACTTTGTCCATCGTAGACGTTCCACGTTTTTGTGAGTAAAGGTTTAACGCTTTATCTGCACTTGCTTCAGGATTATGGTTTACTTTTTCAACTACTGAAAGTTCTTCCTTAACTTCTTCTACAATATTTTCAACAGTCTCTTCAACTGATAATTCATCTTTCTTGTCAATCATTGCTTTGATTTCGTCAATCATAGACTTAACCTCTGCAAGGTCTTCTTTAGTTGCGTAAGCTAATTCTTCTTCAGCCGCTTCAACTTCTTCCTCTGCAGGTGCTTCTTCTGGTGCTTCAACAGCTTCCCCAATAGATTTAATGATTCCTTCTTCTTCAACAATCAATTCTTGACCATCATCAAGTTTGTAGCTTCCAACTGGGAGTGCTACTTTCTCGTCTTCAGTTACAATAAAAACTTCTTTACCTTCAGCAAATTCCTCTGCTTCAATGATAGTTCCGTTCTCTAATGTAGCCTGAGCTAATTTGATTTCTTGATTTTCTTCGGATAACTCTACCCCAAGAACCTCTTTCACTTTGTTTAACATATCTGTCGCTTTCATATTATTACAATAAATTAGTATTTACTTTGTTGTGTTTTTACATTATTTTAGAAATGTCTTTTTGTACTTCTTTAATACGTGAACTAGCACTTAACAAAATTTTCTTTAGTTCTTGAAATTCTTGAAACTGTTTTGTGCTACGATAGTCAACACCTAATTCATCTGCTTTAGAGCCAAATTCATCTATTAAACGTTCTGCTTTATCAATAATCATTCTAATATCTTTAGAATGTATATCAGTAGCTGTTTTTGCTTTGTTTAAGCCATTTCTCTTTTCGTTTCTGTAAGATGTAAAACTATTATCATAGTCTTGTTTAAAAGCTTTAAAGTCATATTTACTTAACTCTACTTTCTCTTTAGCTAACTTGGTAAATATTCTTTGTACGTCTGGTTTCATATGTATTCTTTATATTATTACAATTAATTATTTAAACTTTTGTTATATTTTTACGGTGCATCGGTTACTAATGCTGCAGCTGTAAATCCAAATCCTGTCAAATCTGCATTACCAACTGAGTCAGTTATTGTAGTAACTGAATTAGTAGGTTGCAGTATATGTGCAGGAGCAGGACTTAATAGACTCAAGTCTTGTGTTGCACCTGAGTTATATATAGTAGCTAGATTAGCAGATTGGTCTGAATCCCAAATAGCAACTTGATGCACTGTAGCTCCTTTTAAGTAGTTTACCGAATTGTGACTACCTATCTTAAAGGTCTCATCTAGTACAGAACCAGAATAACCAGCTCCACCAGCTTGTATTTGTGAGATACCATTTGCTCCGTTTATCTTAAAACCGAATGCAGCAGCTCCACCATTTGCGTTAATTGTATCAGCACCACTATAAGTAACTAAGATATGATTCCAAGAACCAGTAGTGAAATTACCTAAACCGAAGTAAGCTACAAAGTCTGTACCGTCTCCAAATCTAAATAATACGTTACCTCCACTAAATTGACTTATCTGTATAGCTCCTTTTGTAGTTAAGTTATTCCCACCGTAGTAGAATAGAGCTTGAGAAGAAGTGTCTGTTGATGGTTTAACCCACATTGATATAGACCAAGCATCTGAAGAACCTGTACCGTTACCACTTCTTTGTAGTGCTG